AGCGTTTGCTGCTTAAAGTTGGCAAGTTCAGCGTAATTCTTTTCACGCTCCCATAGTGCAAATGCGCGTTCACGTTCCTGACGTTCACGCTCCAATTGCTCCTGCCATTCGCCTTCCTTCTGCTTTAGAAGGTCACGAATGTCCATATCAGCTTCAGCCTTTGTGCGCTCTTCAGCGAGTCGGGCTTCTTCTTCCAGTTTCTTGGCTGCGAGTTCTTCCTCGCGCTGACGCTTAAGCTCTGCGAGCTCAGACTTCAGGCTGTCAATCTGTGGATAAAGCTTGTCCTTTTCCTGTGTGCGTACCTTTGACAGGTCCTCGTCCGTGTAGAACTTGGTTGTCGCTGGTGCCTCAGTTGAAGACACTGACGTAGCAATTGACGCGTCAGCGTCAGAGCTTGCTACCGTTGGAGTTACTACTGCATCTGCTGTAACAGCTTCTGCAACAGTTGATGAATCTGCTGTACTCATTTATTTCCTTAGTTTTTCAGGGGCGTTTTCCAAGTATGTCCTAAGACACGTATCACATATAGCCGCACGTTGTGTTCTTACTATCAAGTTTCACTTGATAATTATTTATTTTGTTGCTAAATACCAATTATTTTTGGTAATCTTGCGGAATCTGCCTCTGTGGGAGTCTTGTTCCGTAAGCTTCTGTGACTAGGCGGTTTCTGAGTTCTGACTCACCTAGCGAAATATTGTCAAGTACAGCTGGGTCCATTACAGGACCAGCAGGGGCACCAGCTGCAGGAGGAGCGCCCGCAGGACCTGGAGCACTGCCAGCAGCGGCTCCACCGCCAGCAGTAGTTCCATCTGGAGCTATCATCTGACCAGTCATCTCTGCAATTTCTTGCTCAACTTGAGTTTGGATAAGGCGCAACGCACCATCAGCAACAGCGTCATCAATAAGCTCTTTACGAATTTCCTGAAGCTTAGCCTCTGGGAATTCTTCACCAAGGTCTCGCAAAGCGCCTTCTTTAGACTGAAGACCGAGAGATAGGAGAGATTGAATTTCGTTCAATACAATCAGCTTGTCTAGCGGTAGCGGCGGAGGGAAATGGCAATACGTGCGGTAAGTCTCAGGGTCATTAGGGTCAAGCTGAACCAACTGGTCAGGCTTAGGAGTAGTTTCAACATCTGGATTAAGAATAAATGTTTCTGGCTCTTTAAAAGCAAGAGTACGAAGAACAAGTTCATTAACACGTTCAATACCGTGCGCGTACTGCACAATCTTTTGGTGATAACGGTTCATCAAAGGCTGGAACATAATAGAAAGCGCAACACCTGATGTGTTAGATACAGGCATAGCTTGACCAAGAGCAGACTCAGGAACACCAGTCATTTCGTGCATGGCTTTCTTCAGGCGGTCCATAAAGTCCATAGCACCTTTTAGACCCTGACCTCCACCTTCGAGGTTCATAACCTTAGAGTCTTTTGGCAGACCGCCCCAAACTTTGTTAGCACCCTTTTCCAACTGGCTAGCCTTAGCACCGATAATAACAGTTACAGGGGCAGCATGGTAGTTTACGATATCAGCAATGTCTGTAGCAGTCTCATTGTAGATACGGTTAATGCTAATCATTTCGTTACAGTCAGCTAGTCCCCACGGAGAGCCCGAAATGCGAACATTAGGAATGTGAATGATTGGGATAATACCAAGTGGATTTGGACGAGAGTCAATCATCTCATCGTTAATGTACTCTTCAATCATGTCGTCAGTAAGGATTTCGGTGTAGGTGTAAACCTGACGAGTTCCCTCTAGCGATGTGCCCCAAAAACGATACTTGAGTTTAAATCGAATTAAGCGCTCACGGTCGTGAGGATGAAACTCAGGAAAAGCAAAAGAAGAGTTAAGCGGAAGAATACGCACGCGGCCTGGGTGAATGCTTCCAGCCGAGTCTTGGTAACCTTCTTCATAAGCAACCTTAATAAAGCAGTCACCCGACACCGATCCTTGCTGACCAATTTCCCAAAGGACAGTGGCTTTGTTATTATCCACTTCCCAAATACGCTCAAGAAGAGCTGGAACAATTGCTTCGGTAGCCTTAACGCTGCGGAACTGGACACCCTTGCTAAAAGTAAAGTTAATAATAAAGTCTGTAATTGCTCGGTAGTAATTTAGTACTACAGATGGCTCACCAGCTTGGCGGCGAAAAGATGTGTGGTGACCCAGGTACATGGCCCAGTTCAACGAATAACGGTTTAGGCGAGGACCGTGAACCTCAAACTCTTCATCAGCAAGCTCCACAAGTCCGAGTGGAGAAATAGAAATAGTAAGGTCAGAGGATGCGGCTCTATATGACGGCGGTGAAAAGTCAATCGACATGTCTTATAGCGCTTCCGTAAATTTAAGATTAATATTTATAGTGTACCGCAAAGTTCAAGTATTTTTACTTGTTTACTATTAAACAATAGGCTTGGTAACCTTTTTAGTTACCTTCTTAGTAACGTCTTGTCTAATAGACTTTTTTTGTTGTTCTTCTTTTTTATCCATTGCTTCTTGCGCGTAGTCTCGCATACGCGGGTCAACCTTTTTCTCAGAGTCAACAAACTGTCCGCCCATTTGTATATATTTGGTATGTACCCAGTGAGCGGCTGCTGGGGAAGGATACTTAGCAAAGCGAGTCCTTGCTTGTGTAGTAATTAGATTCCAAAGACGAGGATTTGTTGGAAATTGTCTTGGAGTTTCTTTTACTTCTTGACCCTTAATCAGAGCCATAGTACACCGCCTTATAAGAAGCTAAACCCCGCCCGCCTGATATGGCAGACGGGGCTTAGCGCTAGAAACTAGTCCTGTACTTGAGCAGGGTTTGGGTGCTGCTGGCGCGAGCCATTGCGGAAAACTTCCTCAATGACGTTTGTGCCGTGGTCCTCAAAGGCTGCGCCTGAGAATTCACCCAAGTAGTCGTGTGACTCTACCCAGGCAGCTGAACCAACGTGAGCACGCTCACTCATGGTTTCTTCAGCAGTCTTCTGCCATACTGGGCTGTTGCGGTTTGGACGGCCTGGTGCAGGGAGGTAACCCTGTAGTGCGCCCTTGATAAACTGGTTTGGAACGTCTGAGTCTGTTCCGATACCCTCTTCAAAACGAAGTGGGCCGCGCTGACCTGGAACTGATGCCGCGATCTTACGGTCGTAAGTAATAGGGGCACGCTCTGGTAGCTGTGGTTCTGGTGCAATTGACATTAATATCTCCTAAAGGGATGAGGACCTCTATACAAGTGTTGCTGGAAATTAACTATTTTTCAGGATAAACGTAAATTTATCTAAAAAACGGTGAAGAAGTTACTTCTACGGAAGGCATAGTCAAATCCATAGTAAGGCTGATTGCAATAGCAAGACTATCCGCATAGTCATCGTGTGCGTGAGCTTCTTCTGGGGCGTGAGCTAAAAAGTTAGGTCCTTGGAACTTAACCTCAAGGTCAGTCATCTGCTGATAAAAACGTTTCCATGCACGCGTACGGCGTGTCTGAGCATGGGCAGGCCATCCAATAAGGCGACGTTCAATAAGAGTCTTCAGGTGCTTCCAGCGTTTTGATTGTTCTTGCTGACTACTTCCTACGGAGATAACCTCTGCACGAGGCAGTAGCAAACGAAGCCGCTGGGCTACGGCGTCTCCCACACCATTAGCATCTACGCCTACATACAATATGTTGTAGTTTTCAAGAAAGCTGACAATTTGAAAATACTGGTCTTCCCAGTCATCATTCTGTATCTCAAGCCAGTTAAGTACACGGTGGTCGTAATAACCAAACTCATCAGGGCGGTCCCAGTCCACCCAAACCACAGTTACCACAGTAGAGTCCATTTTACGAGCAGGGTCAATACCCACTACAACTGGGGTACGGTGCCAAGCCTTGACAGTTTCCTGTGAGGTATCACCAAGTTCATCCATAACTGCCGAAGCAACAAACATACCTCTTTCAAGCAGCCACTTGCAGTTATATGCCATCTGGAACTCATCAGAGTCCTCACCAATTCGTAACATCTCTTTACGCACAAATTTACCGTAATCATCACTGGCTTTAGATACGTCACGCCAATCCCACTGAAAGTGGTTCTGCTTGCCACCGCGACCAGTAGAGCGACGCTTATTTAACTGAATGGCGCGATAAAAATTATTTTTGTGCGTGGTGGGGGTACCAGTTTTGACCATAGTACCGTTGGTAGATGCAAGCATAGGACCAATAGATTTAGCCACAATAAAGTCATCGGCTTCCTGGCACTCATCAATGACAATAAGGTGAAAAGTCTTAGACTCAATCTTTGCGCGTGGGTTAGCAGTCATCATCATAACGCTAGAGCCAGAGTTAAGAAGCTTAACTTGTTTAGTTACACCAGCAACTTTCTTAGCCTCATCGTCAATCTCTGGGTCTTCAAGCACAGCTAAAGCGTGTTCGCTAGTAAGTCGGGTAATAACACGAGAGAATAGAGTTTCTGCCTGACCCTCAACAGGAGCAAACAATCCTACCCATAGGCCGTTCTTAAACCTACCCAACAAATCAGGGTACATCTTGGCAAGGCGCGGTAGGATGACCATAAGCGCAGCAACCGTGTCTGCCACCGTCTCTGACTTACCCGACTGACGAGATGCCAGTGCGGTAATCTCTTCACCCTCATTAATAACTACAGATTCAATAATGCGGCGTGCCAGTGGTTTTTGATAAGAACGTAATTCATGACCCACAAGTGCTGTCATAAAAATCATAATCTTATCAATAAGCTGATTTACAAATTCACGAGATAGCTCATCAAGGCCGTCATCATATGCCTCGTCTACGGGCTCAAACTGACTATCAGGACCGTCTAGTTCTTCAAAGTCGTCAAAATTACTCATTTAATACACCTTAAATTAAAGTAACCCTGAGCCAACATGACTCAGGGTTACTAAGTGCCACACGGGAGAGAAGGATGGTTGGCTCTTCAATAGTAACATAAATAAATATTTATACCTATAAAGTATTAGTGGTTCTTCTATTTATCTCGTGAGCAACCGCATGCAAAGCTTCCGCAGCAGTAGCCAGTTCTTTGCTAGCTTCTGGGGTACGGTTACGCTCATAGATGCTAAGCACGCGACCAATTTCATAGATAGATTGATCCGCCCAAGTTGTGAGGTCATTAGTGGGGATGCGGCGAACACGCTTAGCAATTCTTTCAGAAAAAGGCTTATCCCACTTAGGGTTGCGAGTAAACTTAAACATTCTTGTCCTCTCCGCTGTACCAGTCACCTATATTCTTACTCATAGTTCCTACAGGAAGACCGCCGAACTTGCTAATTTCTCGCATGTTGATTGCGTCAAATACCGCGGTTTCATTTTGAGGCTCTCCCCAAACACCAAATACCACTGCTCTAGGTATGAGCGGTACCCAGAATACCAAGCAAGTTTTGCTTTTACGAAAAGGGTGAGTAGTTTCTTGCGTCCAACCCCATTCAAACACTGGCTTAATAGGGTGCTTTAGTTTAATAGTGTCAACGTATAGTGAACCAACTGATTTCAATTTATTGTTCCTTAGACTCCGAGTACATATAATTTGTAAATTCTTTTAAGTTAGCCATTTGAGCTCTTTGGCCCTTTGACATACTGCTTACGTTTGCAGGACCCTTATCTTGCCAAGTGTCCAAACCTGACTCTCTAAGAAAAGTTCCCTTAGAATCAGCCATTTGAAAATCATACCACATAGATTCTGGGACACCACGATACTCATACCAAGTTCCATCCCTAAAAACCACTACAAGTTTTTGCTCACTAAAGTCATACCCAGCACGAATAGTTCTAGGTCTAGCTGGATTACTAGAAGTCGTAGTAAACATTGTTGTTGATGATGAGGGATTATCTACCTCAAATCCAGTCCCCTCTTCAGCGCTGGAATCTGGGTCTTCTTCCTTAAGCAAAACATCTAGCCAATATTTAACCTTTTTACCCTCTGGTCCAACTGTTTCATTTCTAATTGAATTCCAGCTGGGCATCGGTTCACGTTTATTAGCCATTATTCTTCACAATCATGTTTTTGAGTTTCATCGTAAGAAAGAATTTTTTCACAAATTTTGCATTTAAATAATTTTGGTTGATCTTCCATGTCATCAACAAACTTGCTGTTTGATTCATCGTACGCTAATTTAGGCGCAGCTGTGACTTCTCTATCAAATGGGTCGCCTGCGTAGTAAGCGCGGTTTGGAGTTGGGTGTGCTTGAAAAGCTTTTTTATTAGTAACTCGCATTACTATATAATAGCAGACTAATTAAATATTCTCTTTGATGTGCTGATCAAACTTGCCCTCAAGAGTGGCTACATCTACCCTAAGCGCTACTAAATCTTGCTGTATGCAATTTACGCTGTCTTTAAGAGAAGAACCGCTATTTGGCTTAAGTTCTGACAGGTACTCTTTAACTATTTCATTAACGAGCTTAGTAGTGTGTCCCTGCATTAATCTTCCTATTACAGCCCCAGCTAAGGCAATAATAGTACAAATAGACGAAACTAGCGCAATAAGTTGTGAAGAGTCCACAGGTTCCTAAGTTATCGGGTACCCCACCAGCCAGGGGCTGGATCGGCGTACGAAAAAGTCTTTGGTGTTTCATTTTTAGTCAAATTGATTTTACGTTCACCAAAGCGCGTATCGTTTACCAGTACTTGTTTAAACAAGTTTTTCTTAGAGCCCGCAGCAGGCATCAGCTGCTGTTTTACGGGTTCCATCTACCTTGTTCCTTCATATGCGTAGGAACCCCTGAAATGGCTCCAGAAGCCCGTGTAAGGGCGTCCTGGAACTCTCTAGAGCGACCTGTTGGACGTTCTAGGCGTTCGTAGACATCAGTAGAAGTAACGGCCCCAGAGCGACGTGCTAGGGGACCGTGACGACGAATGTCTACCTTAAGATTAGGCATTACTTCTTAGCGCGTCCGCCGTATGACCTAGCAGCAGCGTTTTGTTCTTTTGCCTCTGGGCTAAGCTTAGTTTTAGATGAAGTAACGTAAGAGCTAGCAGCCTTGCTCTGGCGAGCAACAGCAGCAGCCGTAGGCTTCTTACCTGAAGTACTAGAGCTAGAACTAGATGACCTGGTTGCAGGTTTTTTAGTATTACGCTCTTTGTCCAGGTCTTTGCTTCTGTGATCGATTACGTGCTTGTGCACGCGGTCGCGCTCAGTTAGTCCCTGACCAAACTCAGCTTCGCCCCTTCTAATAGCAGACACGCGCTCTAGATAGTCGGCGTGAGAACCCAAGTCCCTGGCGTATGCTGCTGAGCCAGCCTCTAGTCTGCCAGCAAACTGACGTGTACCCTTAGCGCCTCCAAAAATGCTTCCAGAACCTCGGGGAGTGTCTCCAGAGTCGTTTCCGCTACCATTCAAAATTTGCTGAAGAGACTTAGCTTTAAATACGTCTTTTCCAGCTTCTGTGCTCGCGGATGTACTTGCGGCGGCTGCTTTTGCTGCATCATTTTCAATACCCATGATAAAAGTTTAATCCTTTTTATGTTTATTATCTTATTAAGTAGAAAAACCCCAGCTAAATAGCTGGGGTTTTTCTACGTTAGGGATTAACCCCAGACGCTGTACGAAACTGCTGTTGAAGCAGTTGTGCTTTGTGTACCAGCAGCAACTGACTGAGCGTGCACGTATGCAGTCTTACCAGTAACTGTACCGCTTGTGGCGGATAGCGCAGTTGTTGAAGAACCTAGTAGAACGAAGTTTGATGCATCAATACGAATGACTGTTGCATCTCCATTGATAGTAGAATCAACGCTTGCTACGACTACTGCGTCACCAGTTACAAAGCCATGACCTGTAATGGTCAAGGTTTCACCAGTAACAGTGCCAACTGCGGCACCATCGAAAGTAATAGCACCTGTCGAGTAGTTAACAGTAAGGATGTTACGAGCTGGTGTGATGGTTGTCGAAGCAATTGTCTGACCGACCTTCACGTTAGTAACTGCAGTACCTGAACCTCGGGTAACACTGTTACCCGAACCAGAGGCTACAACACCCGAGATAGCTTCAACAGCGGTTACTACCACAGCGTTTGTACCAGAGGTACGGATAGCCTTTGACACAGTTGAACCGCTACCTACAGGGGTAGTTGTAGGAACTGCACCAGTGTTAGCAGCAGCAGGGATCAGACCAGTTAGACCGCGGTCTTTAAAAGTATCTGCAGCAACTGTGGCAGTTTGACCAATGATGCTTGGAACCTGCGGGTAGTAAGTTCCTGATACAAAACCGCCGTCAACGTTTGAGGAAGCAGCAGCGTACTCAGCCTTACCAATCTGACCAGTGATAGTTAGGCCCGCAGTAGATGCAGACTGACCAGTCAAGGTAAAGCTAGTAGCGTTTGCTGAGGCAACCGACTGTGCGCTTACGTTAAATGTTCCGTTGGTCAAACCAGTTATAGTTACGCTGTCTCCGACAACAAAGTTGTTCTGAGCTGTGTACTTGTAGGTTGTATTAGTAGTTGAATCAACAGCAACAGCAGTTACGATTACGCTACCTACACCAAAGTTAGCTGCAGAAGCAACGCCGTTTGAAGCCAAGTTAGTACCGCTAGCGATTCGGAAAGTTAGCGTGTCAGAGTTTGACAGTGACTGAGCCGAGCTTAGGGTTACAACTGTACCAAGAACAGCAACTACTGTAGCTGTACCAGAAACGTTTGAACCAGTTACGGTCATACCAACCTTGATAGCACCGTTAGCAGTACCCAGTGTGACAGTAGTAGAAGCGCTAGTTGCGCCAGATACCGTACCTGTAGTGCTAGGGTTAGCAATCAAGAAGCCGTTTACGTTAGCAGCAAGAATGGTAGCACCAACAACGTTAAACGCTGGGTTGCTCATGCCTGTGACTGTAACTGTATTTGCGGTAGTGAGGTTGTTGTAAGCCGAGTACCAAATGTATAGGTTTGGAGTACCAGCACCATCAGCACAAACTGTGGCATTCGTAACAGCAAACTTACCTGGAATTACGTTAGGGTAAGTGTAGTAAGCCGAAGTTGCGATTGTGTCAGTTGTACCTGTGGTGTAGCTTAGACCGTTAAGCGTGCTGGTTAGCGAACCTGTGTTTAGTCGGTCGCTCTGCTTCTTTGTGGTAACAGCCCAGTTTGCGTCAGCAACGAGAGCCAACGTACCAGTAAGGCTTGACTGAGCACCGATACCCGAGTCAGTTGAGTCACCGCTCCAACCAGATGTGCTTGCAACAACAAATGTGGTTGTAGAAGGCACAGCAATAATGCGAGCTTCCTTAACGTCAAATGGGTAGTAGGTAAGGGTTGCGGCTGTTAGCACGGCTGATGAAGCTGTTGTAGCATCCTTAGAACCAATGTTGTTAGTAGTAAGGGTTACAGTGTTGGTGCTAATAGTGAACTTAGTCTTGCTTGATGCACCTAGTACAACATAGTTACCGTTAGGGGTGGTGCTGTATGCAGCAGGAGTTGCTGATGATACAATTACGCTTGTTCCAGGGGAAATGTAGTGAGTTCCTGAAGTAGTAACTTCCTGAGTAAGTAGCGTTGAATCTTTTGCAGCTGAGCTAAAAGTAGTAGTTGCTGAATAAACGGTTGAACCACCAGATACATAAGTACCTGTACTGATGATACTGCCTACGGTAAGTCCGTGTGCTGCGCTAGTTGTGAACTGGATTGTACCTGTGCTTGGCTTCGATGCAGCTGAGATAGTTACAGCCTGAGTTCCAGCACCACCCACGTTGTAAGCAGGTGTAGTTAGGCGGTCATCGTTTGGCTGCATTGGGAAGTTACCCCAAGCAAGATCAACTGATACGTTAGGAGTTGATAGTGCCCAAAATGTAAGGACAGCCTTGTCAGCGATGGTGAAAGGTGCACTTAGGACTAGCGAAGTTGTGCTAATCGAAGAAACAACAGTTCCAGCGGTGATACCAGGACCAGAAACAAGCTGACCAGCAACAATGTTTGCGTTAGCCGCTGCAATAGTAACTGCGGTTGAAGCACTTACAGCACCGTTAACAGCGCTAGTAGTGACTGGGGCATAGGATGATGAAAATGTAAGAACAGCACCATTAACAATAGTTGCAGGGTTGCTGAGGGTTAGAACCAAACCAGAAGCGCTAATAGCGGTAATTGTGGTAGGTCCCACGATACCGTTAGCCTGCTGAATGCCAGGACCAGTTACTGTCTGACCGACAAAAAGGTTGGTGTTAGTAGCCGAAATGGTGACGCTTGTGCTAGCTGTCACAGCACCGTTTACAATAGCGGTGGTATTTGCGAGGAGTGTACCGCTATCTGCGATGTCACCCAGGTTATTCAGAGCCATTTACGGCCTTTCTCTAGAGATTTTTAAAAAAGCGTTTGCGCGTAACGCCTAATTAAGTATCTAACTAAATAGACACTAATTAGGCGTAAACTCCAAATATTATTAAAAAGGTGGGTTCTTAGAAGCTTCGTTTAAATTATGCTCGAAGCTCTCATTAGTCTCTTTTATAGACTTCTTGCCTTTACCTTTACCATGTGCCTTAGAGCCAGCGCCAGAGCCTGGTCCGTGTTCTTCACTAGCCGCGTCCATAGCCTCGGGAGTAAACCACTGCCAACCGTCTGGGGCTTCCCCAATTTCGTCAAACTGACCTTTGTCTGACTTCATCAGTTAAAGCCCTTCTTGACGTCCACGGTGTCCTTAGCGGGTTCTCCACGCCTAGCTCGTGCAAGCGCGTCTCCACTAACTTCTACTGTAGCAGAATTATCTTCCCAAGGCTTGCGATTCTTTTCGGCTTCTTTATACTCTCGATCTAAGTCCTGAATGCTCTTGCCGCTTTTAACTAACTTGTGGGTGTTGCTTTCGCGCTTAACTTCATCATTCCACATAGTAACCCAACGGTTTACTGGAGAGTGGTGACTTTGACTCTCGTATTCGCCCTTTTCGCCCTTTTCCAGCGGCTTGGCAGGGTACGGCTCTTTAAACTGACCTTTTTTAGCTTTCATGGCTAGTTCACCAACTTGTTTCCAACAGCGGTTGGCTTTTTCTGGATGCCAGTGTAAGAGTTGTAGGTAAGCTGGTTAACACCACTGTGCAGCCAGCCCTGATTAGTATCTGGCTTCTGCGCTGCTTTGTAATCAGAAGACTCAGACTTTAGCTGGCTAGCCATAGCTTCCTTGTCCATCATTTTGAACTGTTGCTTTTTAGACTTCATTATTACTCCTCGTGAAATTTTCCAGGTTCGCCAGCTCTGAGACGCGCTAGAGCGTCTCCGCTGACTTCAAATGAATGACCAGTTTTCTTGTGTAGTTCATCAAGCTCACGGATGTCCATGTTATCGCGTGCAAGGTCACGGGTGTCAAACTCACGATAGTTTTCGTCCAACTTATTGTTGTACTTAGTACCCTTAGAGTTTTCTGCCAGCGCATTGTTGGCCTTCTCCATGTCCTTCATGTCTTTTTGCCACTTAGCTAGTTGAGACTTCTTTGGCTTCATTTGTCGTTCTCCTTCTTACCAGCGCGACGCTTGTTCTCTTTAGCCGTGTTCTTGCCGTGAGGTAGCACGCGTAGGTTGCTTGCCTTGTCGTTTGAGTGGTTGTTGTCCTTGTGGTCAACATCCTTACCCTTTGGTACTTTACCATGAGTTTTCTCATACTTGTACTTAGCGGCGTCAATTGTGGTGCGGGAACCGTCTTTGTTTACGACAGACATGATTGGACGTCCACCATTCTTGGCGGAACCCTTGAAAGGTCCGTAAACCTTTTTACCGTCCTTAGTGGTACCAGCTTTAGTCTTCGGCTTAAACTTGCCTGCTGGTTTTTTAGCTGTTGCCATTATTGAAGACTTCCTTGAGGGGCTTGCGCCACATTCGTAGCGTTACTAGATACATCATACCTTCCGTATGCCCCCTTTGGGCCACTAAAGATACCATCATTAATTCTACGCTGTTCCATGACATCCAGCCCTAAAACGGCATTATTTTGGGTGAATACACCCAGCACGTCGTTGATGTTAGGGGCCATGCCATAGTGAAACTCTGAGTTAAGCGGACCCTTTTGGTGCAGCCGTCCAGCCATTACTTGTTCTTCTCTTCTTCGTCTTTGACGGACTGGTGCTTGATACGGTTCTCAGGCTTCGATTGGAACTTGCTCATAGGGCCAAAGGCTGTCTTACGAGCAATGCGCTCGTCGTTAAGGTTAGTTACCTTCTTAGGCATCTGTTCGTCTTTAGGTTCCATCATTCTATTGTAGAGCAAAAACAAAGGAATAGTTTCGTAATCGAATCGTTACCTAAACTTATGCATAAGGCGGCGCAGCAGACACTGCTCTTCCATTCAAATATTAAAATAGCTATTTAAATAATATGAGTACTTTGCATGCACGACCACTTAAGTGCAGGATCCAAGAAAACATGCTACAATGCTGCGCCCGCCAATCCCTCGAAAAAGGCACGAAGTTAGGCTACTGCCTGCCTTTTCCACCCTTCAGTCGTATCTGTGCACTGGCGGGGGTCGTTACCATACTGTTACTTAAGGGTACCCCCCTTCGTTATGAAATCGTTACATTAGGTTTGCTCGATCTGGTGGCGTAGCAAGGCTATTAGGCGTAAACTTGGGAGTGAGGCAAGCAAGGGGCTTGCCCGAATGTAACGAAAGGCAACAAAATGTCAGATTTAAAGAACTACACTACTGAAGTCAAGTCGCTAGACTTTATTACCTTCGGCTACGATGACTTCTATGCTTTTGAAGACGAACTAACCTTTGAGGTTGCTATGGCGGGCAACCCAGAGTTGTTTAGTAAGTATGTGAGTGCCAACAAGATTGAGTTTGTTAGCGCAAAATGGTATCGCCACTTCAAAGAAGTTTACATTACTTACTCTTACGAGTGCGATGACTGCCACGAAAAGGGCGAGGTTATTCACCGACAAGAATGTACAGACCGCTTTGACTACAAGGTGTTTTCGGCAGACCTCTACAAGACTGTAGCGGTTCGCTAGTTTAAAGCAGTTGGCGGTCTGCCCAAAACCGCCACCAAACAAAAAACGGAAGGCATAAAATGAAGTTCGCAATAAGACGACTACTAGCGGGAGCGATTACCGCGCCCCTGCCTGTCCTAGCCTACGCTTTACTGATCATCTACTTAGACACCGCGCTAGGTTACCCCACTCGTGAAATGTTCCGAATGGTTCAAAGCAACGCGCTAGACATTATCTTTGTCTGGCTTCTAGTCTGGCTAGCACTCCCCGCGCTAGTCAAGTTCATAAAGGAATAGGAGGCGGAACGACCCCAGCCGAGACCCCCACTCGGCTGGGGCAGCGCCGCCGACCCAACAAAGCCAGCCAGCCACACCGCATTAAAAAAACTGGCTGGCTGGCTTTGTTGGGTTGGTAACGATCTTATAACGATCTTTGTATAACAGTTTAGTAACGCTTGGGCGATCTCGGCTAATAGGCTTGCTTAGAGAGAGGGAGAGGGACTAAACTGGTCGTAGACCAGAACGCAAGGGTCGTTCGGTCGGAGAGGCTCCAAATGTTTCGTGTAATCACAGGCGGCTACCCAGTTCGTTGGGCTCCAGTATTCGACACTCGCGCCGAGGCTGAGGCTTGGGTGAAGGAGGTCGGCGAAAACGGCGGCTGGGAGGAGCGCACCGAGGTCGAGGAGATCGAGGAGGAATAGGCGCAAGCCCCTAGCCAGCCGAGTTCCCCCGCTCGGCTGGCTAGCCTCGCCGACCCAACAAAACCGCCTATATGCTTTAGCATAGGCGGCTTTGGCAATTTTTAGGCAGCTTCGCTGCCAAAAATTGCTGGGTTGGCGATCGTTATCAAATCGTTACATAACGATATCGTTATAAAGAGAGGGGCTAAATAAGCCTGTGAGAGTTGAGAGATGTCACCCCTATGCCCTAGACTTAGAGGGTAGCCAACAGGGGCTACCAAAAAATAGGAGGCAACCCAAATGGGTGTTTCAGTTTATTCAGTATCGGCAACCTCACCAGAGGGTTCGTCTTTTCACCGCAACTGGTGGTGGTGGCGTCCACTCTGGGAGTACACCCAAAGCGTAGCGGGCGATCTCGTTGCGAATGTGAATGGTGACTACAACAACGGCGAGGGGCTAGACCTTGAAGGGTCAGAGAAACTAGCCCAAGTTCTATTCGCTCACTACGCAAGCGGTCACGCCAAGACTTGGCACGAGGAACGCTTGGCACGCTTGGCAACCTTGCCAAAGGAAACTTGCCACGTGTGCGATGGCAACGGCGTCACTCTCAAGACCCTGCCCAAAAAAGAACTATCAGAGTGTTCGATTTGTAAGGGCGAGGGAATGGTTGCCAACTCTCAAAACAACTACTCATTCGACCCAGAGGACGTTCGGGAGTTCGCAGAGTTCCTAAAGGCTTGTGGCGGTTTCCGCATCTGCTAATCAAACTTGGGGGGCAGGAAATCCCTGCCCCCCTCTCACTCCCACGAAAGGGGAAACGAAATGCGACTAGCACCAAGCACCACACCACTATTCTTAGAAATGATAGTGACCTCAAAGCACCTCAAGTTTGTTTGGAATGGCGGTCCATACATTGACGTCTATAACAAGACCCACGTCATACCTCACAACAACATAAATGTTTGGGATTACAAAAAGGGCGAGCCGAGCATTGATTTTAGCGCTGACGCTATGATCGCCCGAGTTCGTGAGTGGCTGACCGAGCCAGAGGACACAAGCGACATCTGGTAAGCGCAACAGGGCTGTTACCAAATCGTTACATAACGGTTTGGTAACGCTCGCGCCAACCCAGCAAAAATCAGCCATAAAGCCCCTAAATAAAAAAAGCAAGCTTTTTTTATGGCTGATTTTTGCTGGGTTGGTAACGGAATGGTAACGGAAAAGCGTTATCAATCTGTTATCAAAAATGGTATGCCTAGTGAGAGAACTGTGGCAAGATTGATACATAGGCAAGAAAGCCTATCAAAACAAATAGGAGAAATAAATGAAACTCTTTGAACAACTAGTAGATGCCAGTATGGACGCCACGACCTCTATGTGGTCAGACGACCCCAGCACTATCAAGCGAGACAACGATAAGTTTGACGCCTTGTTTGCCTCGCAAGATCGATACTCTGGCGAGTTGGTTCACGCTGTAACGAGCCACATCTACAACGGCAACAAGTCACGCATTTACATCTGCCCATTCTGCGAGACCGCTTATCTTGAAGGCGTAGACGAGGCCTGCGAGCCTTGTGGCACTTACAAGTTGCTCTCTTACGAAATCTGGCTAGACACCCAAAACTAAATAGACTTGGGGGGCGGGAAGGTCTCGCCCCCCAGCACTAACTCTTTGAAAGGGAGACAATGAAAAAGTTTATCGCAGAAACCGAAATCGAACAGACTATCCGTTCGACCAATGGCGCAGAGGTATTCGTGTATTTCGTCAAGCGCACCACAGGCGAGCCACGCCTAATGCGAGCAAGCACCGATTACGCCGAGTTACTCAAAGGCGGGGAAGCCAAGTATTCGGCAAAAGACGCAGGCCTAGTTGTCGTTCAAGACCTAGACAAGCAAGCAATCAGATCGATACCGCTTGATAGCGTTGTTTCAGTAACCTTTGGCAAAATGACTTTTGTGGTCAACAACCCAGAGGAATAACAGACCACCCGCCAGACGCACCCCCTAGCGTCTGGCGGGCGCTACAAGCCCCACCAGCGAGTTTCCCCCTATTTTCCCGCTGGTGGGGCTCTTCCCAACCCAGCAAAAACAGGCATAAATCAACTTCGTTGATTTATTTTAGAGGCTTTTATGCCTGTTTTTGCTGGGTTGGCAGGATTATTACAACTTGATAACGCTTGGTAAAATAGGCTAGTCAGAGAGAGAGGGGGGCATTAAACTTGACCTTACAAGCACCACCAAACAGGGAGAAGAGAAAAGAAATGCCAGCAGAACCGTTCATCTTTGACGACATAGCCACCGACCAAGATCTGAAAGTTCCCACACACAGGGTTCATTCTGTCGAGGAGGTTACCAAGAACCAACTAACGCTAGACCAGTTTGTAGTTTATGGTTACCCTCTACCTCGTGACTATGGGCAGATAAGTAGCACCTACAACAGAACCGCCGAACCCTTCAAGATTTCACTCGTGGGTGATGATTGGGAATGGCGCACCGCAGTTAGCAACTATGTTGAGTCTTGGGATTTTGAACTTGGCTTACCTCTACACTATTTTATTAGAGCGCCGAAACTAGCGCCTAAGCGATACCGCCTACACTTTGCCCGCTTTGTCTTGCCTACCAGATGGGGAGGTTATTTTAGCGCCTATTATTCGTCATTCTTTTATGGTTACTACATTATGAAAGAGGGAGTTCGCTATTACATTGACGCCTGCGAGTTTGACGGCGCTTTCTATCACGAACCTAAATCTTGGAACAGGGCAGGCGAAAGGGCTTTGACTATCCCCGAAGATTGGGCAAGCAATCGTTTCTCTGACGCATTCGGGGGGGTGGAGTAAGTGAGTGATCGAATGATTATCCTAATGCTAGCAAGTCTATTAGTAGTGGCAGGCGTAACAATCCTAGTAAGTATCTGGGATGACCTACGCGCCCTACGCAAGCGCAAACGCTAGCACACAGACCAACTGCCTCACAGAGTTTCCCCGCTTTGTGGGGCAGTTTTGTTAGGTTG